GTCCAGCTGCGATGAGTCCCTTTGGGTCAGTGTTTCCGGTGCTCCACAAAGCTACAGCTGCTGCAAGAAATGAGCGGCCGTATGATGCGAGGATTGCGGTGATTTTTGGGTCTAGCTTCATGTTTATTCCTTATCTGTTTTCTTTACTAGTATAGTAAAGAGATCATCTAATCTTTTTGATTGAGCTTCTTGACTTTTTTCTAAACGATTAACTGAGTCCTTAACTGAACTGCCCCCGTTTGGTTTTAATTCTGAAAGGTAATCACTAACAAGTCTTTTTACCATTCTACCAACCCTCAACTCTAATATGCCAAGAATTGTAAAGGTTCCAATAACTGCGGTAAAAGCAAACTCAATATTAGACATTAAGTTATCCTAAAAGTAAGGGGCAGGTGTACTGGCCTATGATGCATTACACCAGGGCTAAACTAAGTAAGAACTATTAATTCTCTTCTAGGATCTACGCCGTCTCCTACAACCATAGACACTATTCCCGGAGCGCTTTCTAGCCCAGATTTATCCCTAAACCAGGCGGATCCGTTATCCATTGCAGGGTTTTGTACAAATAACCTAGGCCCAACGCTTTGTGCGTGGTAATGGTGGTAGTGTCCAACATTTAAGATGTCAGCCTGCGCTACAGCGCAACGTCCCATAGCTTGTCCGCCCCACCACTTAATCATGTCACGAGCTTGATGGCCATGAGCCATGCCGTACATAACTCCGCTTAAATCTACGGCTATAGTCATGTCATCTGCTGCAGGGTATCTAAACTCTACGCGATCTCGCAAGAAATCATTTTCTTTACAAATATCTTCAACTTGAGAAACTACTTCAATCTGCCAAGAGTCTTCTGGTCTACCCAATAAAAACCTCTGTACTTCATCGTGGTTTCCAGGAACTACAGGAATAATAAGTTTTGGTGCTAGAGGTGCGAGCGCCTTGACTTGAGCTAATAACATTCTACGACCGACGCGTACCTGTTCTGATACGCCAATATCGTGTCGACCCATTACTTTACCTTTTTGACTTGTCATTCCTTCAATACAGTCACCGAGTTGTGGTAATGCAATTTGACCAATGGAATACTTTTTTGCTAAATACTTGTGATGATCTACTGCAGAATTAAAAGACTTTAATACTCTATCTATAATTGATGGGGTGTCGTCTTTTCCATATTGAGTGTCGCCTATGCTGTATACAGCTGTTAAATCTCCTGAAGCAGATACGACTTTACTTGGTGACCACTTACCAATGCTTGTTAGCAACTGTTCTAAATCATAATCTGGTTTGGTGTTTACTTTTGAAGGAACTACATTAACTCTAAATGATTCTAACCAATCACCGTTAAACGTTTGCCAACGTGATCTACGGTGAGAAACTACTACCCACTCTGCTGGATCTAATTTTGCCTCTATTAATATCTCTTCTGCGCCAGGAGTATTACCATCTGGTCTAGGAGTAGAGATAACAAAGCCGCCCTCTGTACCTATTTCAGAACGTGGTCTCCACGCCTCTGGAATACTTTTATTGGCTTTATCTGAACCTTGATTGCCAGCTTGAATTATTGAATCATAATCATCTGCTAAAGACATACACAATCTCCTTGTCGGTGGTCACGAACAGCAGTCTTACCGAATGTTCCACCGGCACGACGGAGTAACATAAATAAATCCTTAGTGCTTAGCTCATCATCTTCAATAGCTAAGTCTAGTGCCTTTTTATCTTCTTCAGAAAGGGATGAGGCCCATTGCCCAACAATGCATAGCTTTAATGCATTTAATGATTTAACTTCTGTGTATAAATCTTGCAACGACATATCTTCCTCCAAATTTAGTCCAATTGCAGTACTAGGCCCTAGAGGAGTCCTCTAAGACCTAGTACTAGCATACAACGAATTAGTAAGAAGTGCTAGCTCCATCGCTGAAGTTAGGGTTCGTACGCATTGTTGCAGACTTGAAGATTCTACCGTTAGCTTGAGTCATGCCGGCCTCAGGAGAGGTCTGCTTCATGTAGTTAGAGCTAATACGATACTGAGCTCCGTTACGATTTGAATGAGACGCTGGGACGTTGCTACGAATACCCACAGGCTGTGCGTATGGGTCTCCTGCCTGTGCGCCCTTCTTCTTAATAAGTGTGCCAGCCTCTGGTGACGCAGAAGGAGAAGTAAACTTAATTCCATCCTTGTTCATAGGCTTGCGTGGTGCGCCAGTCTTTGCCATTCCGGCTAAAGAGTCCTCTGGGCTAGGATTTGATGATTTGGCCATATCTACTTCCTTTAAGGTTGAGTTGAGATCTCAGAAGCTAGTTTACGCTAATTGTAAAAACTATGGCGCTAATCTGACCGTCTCTTGAATCTACGGTAGTAAATCCTGGGCGGCAGGTTAGGTCAAGTCCTCTAGGGGCAACGTAACCCCGGGCAATAGCAATTGCTTTTACAGCTTGGTTTACTGCAGAAGCTCCAACGGCACGTAGCTTTACGTTTGGATTCTCGTACAGGGCGTGGGCTATAGCTGACCCCACGGATTGGGCATTAGATCCTGCGCTTACACGCAAGAACTTTTCTTCGTCTTTTTGATCTGTCACAAGTAGTGTTCCTTTGGTATCGATTAGTGATCGCCCTCAGGAACAAGTATCAAGGCTTTTCTCTATATTTGGGGTCTAAAACATTCTTTATTATCTGCTTTTCATACGCTAGGTCAGCCTCTCCCGCAGCCAATCTAGCGAGAGCATAAGAGTCTGCAGCATTGTCATCCATGAACTCTATGCCCCATTTTTTGTACACATTAAGCAAAATTTGGTTCTTTTGAACCCCCGTACCTTTTCCAGTAACATACTTCTTTAGCACAGCTGGTGGGATGATTAGAGGGTATTTAGCGTCCTCTACGTCGTAGAACCAACACTTTAGTTCTAACTTGACCATGCCGCCTAGTTCTCCAGCCATATGGGCCATCTGAGCCCCGTACGAGTACCCTTCCATAGCGACACCTTTTACGTTCGTAACTCGGTCACCCAAGAAATTTCCAACAAATGCCTGGATAGCAGATAACCGCTCTACCCCACGACCAGGACCTTGAAACACCTCAGTGTAATAAGCTCCATCTTTGGAGTAAGCGGTTATAGCAAATCCACTATATGACTGATCTATCCCAATGTATTTATCGCACGGATGGTCTAAAGGCAACCCACCGTCGATTACTTTAGGATTCTGTTTTGGCACGGCGCTCGCGTTCATCTATAACCATTTGCACTGTGCCAAAGTATCCGGCACCATCTACAAGGTTATCTCGCTTAGGTAGATAAGACTCTCGTGCTAGCTTTACTCCGACCATACAGAGTCCGACTTGTTCAGGGGTGACTTTGATCCCCAATACAACAGACCAAATGTCAGCAATGCGCTGAAAATTATCCAAAGGGTGGTCGTAACTAGCGTTACGGTCACCAGTGATGAGGCGCTGAGCTTCTTCGAGAACAGTCTCATGTTGTGAATTTTCTAGCACGAGATCTAAAGCCTCCTCCATCTGAAGTGCGTCGTGTAAGTTCTCTTGATACAACTTGCGAATCTCTTTCAACATTCTCTGCCCTCGTCTCTAGTAATTTTCTAAAAGCATACTTTATATCTAAGTCGTGTTTAAGTTTCTCAACCTCTGGGTCAACTGTAATTGTTGCTTTAACTACAGCGACTCTGTCGCCTTTTCCACCTTGCCAGTTATTAACCATACATTGTGCTTCAATAGAATCTACAGCCCTCTCAGCTTCGCGCTCATTTATTACCGCTATAGCTCTAGCCCCTGATAGGTGATCGTTCCATTGAGTAAACTGAACAAAGAGATCCATAAGACCTTCGTCGTCTAACTCTGTAATATCTCTAGGTAGCTGTGGTATTTCAAAATCTGGTTTTGCTGAAAGAGTTATGCCTAGTTCAGACAGGGACTCTAATACTTTTCTGCTGATGCTCATTTATCTCCCCTAAATGGCTCACAACGTTTGCAGCCTTTTGTTGCGTCAATACTACACACAGGCGGCCTATTATTGTCTACGGCCCATACTACGTCAAGTGCGTTATCAAAGATCTCTTTTACAAACTCAGGGTTGTAGGCAACAGAAAACTCTTTATAGTCCTGGTTTGACTTTAGCTCATAAATAAAAACTATCTCTTCTGGTGCGGACTCTAAAGTACCCTCTTCAACCATAAGGTGAGCTAGGTGTAGGTATACCTGCCCCTGGAGTATGTGTGATCTAAATGGCTGACGAATATTTTTCCAAGCAGAATCTAAGTCAACCCCGCCATTAAATAATGCCGGCATCTCCATACGAATTGTTCCCGGGCCTACTGACTTAATCTCTATTAGAAAGTCTTCCCCGAGTCCCTTTACCCAACCATCAGAATGGCCTGAGATTCTGTGCTTTGGGCTAGATAAAGGGACTTCTCGATACTCATAAATACCGGTTCCAAGGTTAACCTCGTTAGATACACCCCAGACATACTTATTGTCTGTATCGCAATA